CCCTTCTGGTGGTGGGGACCCTGCCGGTATTCCTATGCCACAGAACATTTCTGCTGCTGCATCTCAAACATCTTTTAATAATTTAAATGCTCAATTTAAAGATCGCGTTACTAAAATGATGGCGGACAATCCAAACGTTACATTTGGTCAAGGTGTCCGTTCTGCTGCCGATCAACGAACAATGTTCTTATCTCGTTATACCAAAACAAATTCACCAACCGCTGCTGATGGCAAAAAGAACTGGGAATGGGATGGTTCTTATTGGGAGCACACTAGCGGAGCTCCAGCAGCCCCTCCTGGGCGTTCCATGCACGAAATTGGACTTGCAGCAGACCTTAGTGGAGACTTGGATTGGGTTGTTAAAAATGCCCACAAATATGGTCTACAACACTTTGGTGATATTAACGGAGAAAACTGGCACGTTCAACCAATAGACCTTCCACATGGTAGAGCTGCTTATGAAAAAATGGGATCACCGTGGGGCAAGGGTCCAGTAGGAGCTGCGCCATTTGACCCAAATTCCAACTTTGGTGATTCACTAGACCATTCAACTAGCAACAGAGCTTCATCCAAAGGTAGTACGTCTACTGCAAGTGCAAGTACTCCCGGTAAAACAATTGGCGGAAGCATGCGTGTTCAGACAATTTCTGAAAAAGTAGCAGCAAAACTCAGCCCAATTGGTAAAGGGGGGGCTAGTGCCCCATCTGGACGAAGAGTTATATCCGGAAGAGTTAAAGGTGCTAGCGGAACTGAAGTAATTACGGCTTCAAATTTGCCCTTTGGTGGGCAAGCTCCATCAGGAGTAAATATTAAACAATGGTCTACTGACTTTTTAAATGCAGTTGGAGCACCTGTTACAGAATCAAATATTCAAGCTATGGCTTCATGGATTGCTTCCGAAGGTACTAGAGCTAAATTTAACCCATTATCAGTTGTTGATAACCCTGGCCCTGGAGAAGAAGCAGGGTGGTCAGAGTTTAACTCAAATGGTGGCCAAGGTCATGGAGTTACAAACTTTGCAAGTTACTCACAGGGGCTTAAGTATAATGTAAAACATATGATGTCTAGTGGTGTTGGTGTTATTAACGCTTTAAAAAATAAAAGTAATAACCCTTACGACATTGCTACCGCAATTGAAAAAGCTCATTTTGGTGGTAAAGGTAGCGATGTAAACACTCTTGTGCGTCAAAACTTGCAAGCACGCCATATCCCTGAACCAACAGGAGACCCAGTTGGAACACGTATGAGCGGTGGCGGTGGCGGTGGCGGAAGTGTTTCTGTTTCTGGAGGACACACTTTTAACATTAACCCAACAATCAATGTTTCTGGTGGTGGCACTGGTTCTCAAATTGATCTGCAAAAAATTGCACATGAAATAGCAGTTCTAACTCGCCGTGAATTAGAACTTGAAATGTTAAGGAGTAACTAATGGGTTACCGTGAAGATGGAATGTTTGGGTTTGTTGACCAATACCCAATTGGTAGTGGAATTACAAACCCATCTTTTACTTACCCTACTAGAAGTATTAGGTTTTTAGAAGCTCAAGCTGCACTTGACAAAGTAAAAGATAGTTACAAACTACATCGCGGGTACATTCGAAACTTAGACCAACCTGCTTTAGGTAAAAATTTTCCTGTAAGCAAATGTAAATTTCAATTTAACCCGCAGGAAATTCGTCAAGATGTGTCAATGCGCCAAGATGTCTATCACGCAATACTTCAAGACCCAGCACAACTCACTCAACCACTTGGTGCTGAAACAAGTTTTTCATTTGATTTGGTTTTTGACCGATCAATGGAATTGTCTTCAGGTAAAGCTAAATCTGGTGAGTATGGTGATTACAATGTAGCTACAAATATAAATGGTTCAAATAATGAAAATGACGTTTATGACATTGGGGTTTTGGCAGACTTAAGAGTTTTTTATGCAGTAATTGGTCAAGGGTTTTCAAAAGAAATGCTTGAATTCCAAACTGCAGCAGCTAAAAAAGCTTATGAAACTGCAGAAGCTTCAGGAGCATCTGCTGGTTCTCCGGCTGTCGAGTACGTATATGATGACGAAGAGATCAAAAAAACATTAGAAGTAAACTACGGTAACGCTGCATTTTTAATGCCAAATCCAGTTCGTATTATGTTTTCTTCTTTATTTATGGTAGACGGTTTTATTACCGGAACAAGTGTTGCTTTTTTAAAGTTTAATACAAACATGGTGCCAATGCAATGCAAAGTAAGCATTTCAATGAGTGCTATGTACATTGGTTTTGCAAAACAAGATACATTTTTAACAACAAGTTTTAAACAACAAGCTGAGGACAAACGTGCAGCTGATGCAGAAGCCGCCGAAGCAAAAAAAGAACTTGCCAAATCTTTGTCTCAAACACTTGACGTTTTTAAATTAACACTTGCATCTGATTATTTAGCTGATTGGGACGACTATTTCCCTAACTATTCTAAACCAGCATGGATATGGGGAATAAAACAAAGTTATGAAGGAGATGCCGGATTTGGGGAACGAGCTGCTTTTGCAGGTTTTCCAAGTGTCATACCAAAGGCAGGTGGCACAACAACAAATACAAATGGTGTAGAGACACGTACAGGTAGTGATATTGACGCAATTCTTAAACTTTATGAAGCTGGTGAATCACCAACTATTAGATATGATTGGTCATTTAATCTTTATGGTCCTGGAGCTGGGTCAACAATAACAATATCTAAAGCTTACGCCGATGCTGCCCTTGAAAACAAAACGTACACTGATCCAAATCAAAGTGTTTTTGAATTGATGGGTTCTTACGCGGCATCAGAAACTGCTTCTTCTAAAGAAGAGTGGGGCTCTGGAACTTCTGGTGATGGAGTAAAGAAAGAAAGAGTTAGAAGGCGAAGCTATTACGTTGATGGTGGTTTGCCAGAAAACACTGCAAGTAAGGCATGGGTTGGTGACGATACGCATTTTAACCCTGTAGATTTTATTCCTGATTCAATTAAAAATTCTTATTATATTGTTGATATTAGCATTACAGTTTCAGCAGTTATTGGAACTGCATCAAAAAGTGAAATAACTAGAAATAAAAGTTTTGTTATTGCTGGAGGAGAATCAATTGGAGAACATAAACTTGTTTTAATTTGGGAAAATAATACAAATGTACCCATTACTCCGCAACAAGGTAGGTAAGGATTAGTTATGGCAAATTACACAGTTTCAAGTAGGTACCGTTTGTCTAATGGTGGGCGTACTGCTGACAAAACTACTAACAATGGTGGTAGTTATTATCAATATACATCACGTGATGGTGATACTTTTCCAATTCTTGCTGCAAAAGTTTTAAATGATAGTACTAGGTATTGGGAAATTGCTGACATTAATCCTCAAGTTCAATGGCCAGATGAGATACCAACGGGAACAGTACTTAGGATTCCAACGTGATAGTTCATAGTGGCAACCCACTTTCACCAAAAGTTGTTGTAAAAATAAATGATGTAGAAGTTAATTACAAATCAATTATAAAAGTTGTTATTGATTTATCAGCAAATAAACATGACGTTGTTTCTTTGCACGTAGCTGGCATACCACCCAAGGCAATTACTGACTATATTGATGCTGCAGTCAGTGTAACTGTAACTTTGGGACCGGGCAGAACAGCAGAATTCCGTGGATATGTTCTTTATCTTGAACCTGAGTCTATTAGCGGAGCGTCTATTGTTAATAGCAGCCCATTTCAATTGACACGTATTGTGTGTTTTGGTGCATCAGTAAATATGAAAAGCACTAAAACTCGCGTATGGGAAAACGTTTCCGTTGTAACCATTGCTAAAGATATGGCAGAAACATATGGTTTTAGCCTAGACGTAATTGACGATGGTTTTAAACTTCCCAGAGTGGTACAAACTAAACAATCTGACTGGGAATTTTTAAATACTTTTTGCAGTACATACGGGTATTCAATATCTGTAAATGGCACACATATGCATATTTGGGACCCATTTAAAGCCATTGGTAGAAGGCCATCTTATGAAATCCTTACTGCACCAATTAGCTCCTCTACTCCATCACCAGGTACAATTCTTAAGTTTAATGGTACTTTTGGTTATTTAACTCCAGAAGGAGTTTCTTGGAATTACTCAGTTGACTCTATTGATGGTAATGGCACAATTCATACATCCGTGGGAGACCATACTGACCCAGAGTTTTCATGGTCTGGTGTTGGTCATGTTTCAAAATATAGTTCAGCTTTACGTAGTTCAGCCTTATCTGTTGATGAAGGCCAAAAATTAGTAGCTGCTGAAATTCGTAAAAAACTACCGTTTAATGCAGTGGTAGAAGCCAACTCAACAATAGGCACAGTACCTGGTGGTATTGTTAATATTGAAGGTTACAAAACTAATTTTGAAGGATTATGGTACGTAAAAACAGTAAAACATACTATTGGTGGAGCTAGTTGTGTAACAACTTTAAATATAGCCAGAGATTTTAATGTAACTTCTGAATACATTGTCCCACCCACTCAATTAGCAGATAACCCACCGGAATCAAAATATGTAAACAATAGATGGCAAAGCAGCGTTGAAAGAGTAGTTACGTATGTATGACGGGATGAAATTATACAGAGGCGTTATTTCTTACAGCGCAGGTACTTCAATTTACGTACAAATACCTGCGTTACTTGGAACAACGGTTTCTTTGCCAGTATCAACTATTATTAATACTCCAGCAGTAGTAACTGGAGATCAAGTAATTGTTGCTATTGAAGATTCAAAAGTTTCAAATGTACACGTAGTGGCCGGATTTGGATCTGGAATGGACGGAGGTTCAGCATAATGAAATCAATAAAAGTGCCATTTAACTTTAGTGGTGGGCGTGTAGCCACAACATCTTCTCCAGAAATTGTTGCTGAACAAAAAATTGTAAATGTGTTGACTACCAATAAATACGAACGTGTTATGCGCCACCGTTACGGAGCAAACATTAATCAACTGTTATATGAAGAAATTGATGAATTATCAATTATTGACTTTGTTGTTGACGCCAAACACGAAGCTTCTGACAATATAAGTAGAACTTCCATTTTAGATATAAAAATAACTTCACCAAATACTGTTGCTTCATACGGAAATAGCGAAACAACATTAGGTATAACTGTTATTTATAGAATACCATTAGGAGCACCCCAGGTTGTATCTTTTAAAATAGCAGCACCTGGAATCACTACTGAAGACACCCCAATTTAGGAGCAATTATGGCTTTAAACACACCTGGTTTTGACTTTGCAAGTCGTGACTACACAAATATTAGAAATGATCTAATGCTCCGAGCTGGGCGAGTCACTCCAGAATGGGTTGATCGTGACCCATCTGACTTTGGCGTTCTTATGGTTGACTTATGGGCTTATATGGGTGATGTCCTGCATTACTACATTGATCGTGCCGCTGGAGAAGCTTTTGTTTCTACTGCTACACAAAAAGAAAGCATGTTGGCATTAGCCAATTTGTTTGATTACACCCCATTTACGCGCACGTCGTCTACTGCAATTGTGTATGTTTCAAATACGTCTTCAGCTTCTGTAACTATTCCAGCAAACACAGTATTTATTGGTGTTGGTGAATCTGAAAATTTAGAATTCTTTTCTAACTCCGCTATTGTTGTTAATTCGGGAGCATCTAACGTTGCAGTTAATGTAACTCAAGGAACTAAAATTGTTGAAGAAGTTTTAACAACCTCTGCATCTGGCCAAATTGGCCAGAAATACTCTTTAGCAAAAACATCAGCAGTTCCAACAAGCGCACAAATTTATGTTTACGAAGACGGCGTAACAGCAACTGCATGGAATAAAGTTACAGACGTTGCGCTATCCCCAACCTCAAGTAGCGTGTACTCAGTAAACGTTAATGCTAATAACGAAACACAAATTGTATTTGGTAATAGGATTAGCGGTAGGGTTCCTCCAACAAACGCAAAAATTACAGCAACTTATAATGTTACTAATGGCTCTACAGGTAATTTAAGCCAAAATAAAATAACTTCTTTTAAATCAGCACAACCTTATGGCATTGCCATTGTTTCGTCTACCGCTGCAGTTGGTGGAAGTAGCGGAGAAACTGTTGACTCAATTAAAACGTCACTTAAAGCAGTTATTAAAGCACAAAACCGTGCCGTAACTCTTCAAGACTTTGTTGATCTTTCATTAATTATTCCCGGTGTTTACAAAGCTGTTGCTAAGTATGACCCATCTGCAACTAGTGGTGGAAGTGTCACTGTATATGGATTGCCATATATTTCTTCATACACTTCTTATTCAGCAGCATCTGTTGGTGTCCCAGCCTCTGTTCAGAGTGAGATTGTAAGCAACATTCAACCTTTGGCAACTTTGGGTGTAACTGTTTTAGCAGGAAGTACAATTACATTAATTCCAAAAAACATTACTGCAACAATATATGTTGACGAAAGTTATGTTGCCTCTTCAGTAAAATCTGCCGTTTCTAGTGCTTTAGATGCTTTGTTTGAATTAAATGGAATTGATTTTGGTGAAGATCTTAAAATTGGAGATGTTTACAGAGCAATCCATAATATTGAAGGAGTGCTATATGGAACTGTTACTATTTCCGGCAGTACTCCTACAAACATCCAATTAATTAAAAAAGGCACATACACCCTGACCACTTCTGGTGGCATTACTACATCGAGCTGATATGGCACGTAAATCTTTTACACTTCAAAAACTGACAACTGAAGAGGGTAGCCACCTTCAGTATGCCATCAATAAAGAAGCAACTATAACCTCAGTTACTTACTTCCCAACATATGCTTTAGGAAGTTTCACAACTGCCACTCCTCATGGTTTTGCAGTTGGTGACACTGTTACTATTTCTGGTACAACACCAAGTTCTTATAGCACTACGGGAACTGTATTTAGTCTTAATGGTACTACGGGATTTTATTTTCTGTATTTTAACGGAAACCCAAAGTCCGCACTAGGTACTGACGGTAGCACTACATTTA